GTCTATGGAAATTCTTAATAAAAATACTAAATATAGTATATGAGTATATATATAAATACAATATATGGTAGAATTAAAGAAAACGAAAATCCAAGAAAGGAAGGATGAAAATAATGAGTAATATTACAGAACAGGAAAAGAAATTTGCTGATGGGTTTGTATATTTATTTTTTCATGCGCCCGCACTCATGCCGGGTATGAAGGAAGATGCAGCAGTTTATGCGGGGTATGATTTGCCAACAGACATAAATGCAGCAGAAAACTTTGCAAATGCATTGTACCAAAAGCCAAGTATCAAGAAGTACATTGATGCGGAACTGGAACGATTCAGGGAAATCTTGTCTGACGATCAGAGCATGAACCTTTGGAAACACATTTCAGAGTTCAAGCCGGGTGAATCAACAAATGATGTACTGTATGGCGGTTGCATCATTCGCCATTAAGGAGAAAGGAAGGGAACAGGAAATGTCAGAAAAATTATATGAAACATACGCTAAACAGGCGTTGACAATCGTTCATCAGCACAGAGAAAGAACAAAGGAAATTGCTGATGCAGTTCAGAAAGCAAGTACAGACCGTAGATATTCGGAGTATGGTAGAGAACAACTGTTGAAAAAGTTGCGGGAAGAATTGAATGAACTTAATCAGGAAAAATCAGATGAACTGAAAACGGTTGTGCAGCAGTTTGTGAATGAGTATCAGGTAAATATTGTAGATGATGGTAAAGCGAACCCACAGGAAATAGCCAATGCCTTGAAGATCATTGAAATGTGTGGAACTGGACTGACAGTTGATGTGCTGCGCACTGCTATTGAACCAATCAAGGGGTCATATACCACATTGAAAATGATTCAGACTATTTTGGTGAGTAAAAATCAACATGCTATTGTAGTTGAAGGAATGTATGACCCGGATTGTATCGTTTTATTAGATGATTACCTTGGGAGAAATGGGGCACTCATTGGTTATGAAGATACTTTTGCAGAAGTAAAAAGTGCTTTAGATATGCCGTTACTTGTCAGTGCCGGGATTCATGGAGAACCTGACTATAATGGTTCAGTGGTGAACCAATTATTAGATACCACACCTTACATCACACTTTGTCTCCCTGACAGCATGATGAAAGTTGGTAAGTTGTACGATCAGGTGTATTTGGAATATCCGGGATTTTTCAAATAATCAAAGACTTCAAGGGTGCGGTGTAATGCTGCACCCTTATTTGTCAGGAAGGTGGGAAAAAGGGAGTGACGAAAAAAGAAAAACACATGATTGCAAAGCAATATTTGCAACGTGGGCGTGATATACAAAGGCAGATCACACAGTTATATGAAAAACGGTCAGAATTTTTTGACCGGGCAACTTCAACAACTATGGCTATATCACCCGTTAAAGTTCAGACTTCACATTCCGGGCAAGGGTTGGAGAATGCAATCATTGGAATGGTTGACACAGAGGAAAAAATCAATAACAAGATTGCAGAATTGCAAATGCAACAATGGAATCTGCAAAGAGAAATTCAACAGGTGCGTGGTCTGCCATATAATCAAATGCTTTACAAGATATTTATTGAACGGAAGTCTTATGATGTGGCACGTAAAGAAGTCAATTTGAAACCGTTCAGAGGTCAGTATAACCGTAAGTTTTTGTTGCGGGATGCTATTGATGCATTTGCCGACTGCCACCCGGAAATATTTGATAATACAGACGATTCAGCACAGGACAACCAATAACTGCTATATGGCGGTTATATGAGGTCAGAAAGGGGCAAGAAATGATGAAAACAGTACGTCATAACAGGAAGGAACTGAAACATATTGAAAACAGTTTGAAAAGAAATTCAGTGAATAAACCCGTCAAGGTGAACAATTTCCTTTTCATGGATAATCAGGAACGATTTGAAAATGTTTGTCTTGGGTATTCAATTCAGGCTGAACGCCTGATGAACATTGTTCAGCAGAGTACAGCCGGGACAATTACAAAGGACTGGGTGACACCTGAAAGAAAAACAGCCATTGAACAAAGTTCAGTGCTTATGGAAATGATTCAGTTGCAGCTTTTGAAACTGAAAGAAGCAAATGGAAAGTATCAGAAGCACATCAAAAATTCTATTTACTGTCAGCAGTTGTTAAGATCATACATCAGCAAATTACAGAAGATCATTACAGAGGTTGATGCATTGGTTGGAACAGGGGGGGGACACAGTATGAACGGGAACATTGAAGTTGTGAATGAAAATCTTTGGTGTGTCAATCAGCATTATGTTCATGCCGGGTATATCAAAGAACTGACCCTGTTACCGGGGACATCATTGGATAAAGAAATTTATCTGACTAATCAGGGTATTTTGGTTTTGAATACCGCTGCCCCGGCTTATAAAGTCACAAGAAATATGCTGTTGCGTGTTATGGGGCATACAGATGAACAACTGGAATATGCACGGCAGAAGATGCAGAAGGTGGAAACCCCTGATGCATATGTAAAAATGTATCTTAATGTGTTGGAGTGGGAAATAAAAAGACGGTGTGTAAAGGCTGAATATATTGCAAGCCTTCCCAAGCCTACACTTTTAGATAAAGTCAAAAATAAAGCAAAGAAATTTTTAGAAAGAAGGTGAATGAATGTCATCCATTCAAACAGGTATTGAACTACAAGACAATTTTTCAGGTGTTATGTATGGAATTATCAATTCCGTGAATACTGCTGTTTCAAGTCTGTACGATTTAGAACAGTCAATGAATGCTGATGTTGATACAGGCAACCTTGAAGTAGCACGGAATGAAATTGAACAGATGGCTGATGCTGTTGATGAATTAAATGCAGCATGCAATCAGAACGCACCTGATATTGCACCGCCTGTTGTGGATGGTGGAAACGGTCAGGTTATAAACGTGGATGTGAACCCAATACTTCCTGACCCTTTGGTTGAAAATCCTGAACCAATCAGACCTGAAATTCAGCCAAACGCACCGCCTGACCCTGAACCCGTAGAAATCCCGGTCACATGGAACACTGACGGGATGGATGTGTTCACAGGAACAGGTGTTGAACGATTTCAGCAAGAAGTTCAGAGTGCAAACGATATGTTGAACACACTGAACACCACACAGGCAAGGATTTCACAGACCGCACAGGGAATGGATATACTGCCGGATGCAGCAGTTCAGGATATGAACACCATGCAACAGCGGTTATCTGCAATTCAGCAGCGGATTCAGCAGATCGAGAACAACCCGGTAAATGTTGGGGCAGACAATGCAAATGCAGAACTGGAACAGTTGCGTATGCAGTTGAATCAGGCTATTCAGGAACAAAATTCACTGAATCAGGCAATGCAGAACATGGATGTTTCTGCTGCCAATGATGCCTATTTGCGTTTGTCACAGACCGTTGGCAACACAGAAAGGTACATCCGTGACAATGTGGATGAACAGGGGCGTTTCAATCAGGAAATTTCAGCCGGAACGCAACAGGCAAATGAACTGACCAATACCATCAAACGGGCAGTTGCAGCCTATGTCAGTATTCAGTCAGTTGGGAAAGCACTGAACATTTCAGACGAACTTGTTCAGACAACATCCCGTTTGAACATGATGAATGACGGGGTTCAGACAACCGCTGAACTTGTCAACATGGTATATGCAGCAGCACAGGATGCAAGGGGTTCATTCAGTCAGATGGCTGATGTTGTTGCCCGTTTCGGTAACAACGCAAAGGATGCGTTCAGCAGTTCAGAAGAAGTTGTTGCTTTTGCTGATCTGATTCAAAAACAGATGACGATTGCCGGGGCAAGTACCCAAGAAGCAGCAAATGCAGAATTGCAGTTATCACAGGCACTTGGTTCAGGTGTCCTTCGTGGTGATGAATTGAACAGTATCTTTGAACAAGCACCTAACCTGATTCAGAACATTGCGGACTATCTTGATGTTCCAATCGGTAAGATCAGGGAAATGGCAGCGGATGGGGAACTTTCCGCTGATGTGGTCAAGGCAGCAATCTTTTCTGCTGCTGATGACATTAACAGCAAATTCAATGAAATGCCTATGACTTGGGGACAGATGTGGCAGTCAATGCAGAACACCGCACTGATTGCATTTCAACCTGTTCTTCAAAGACTGAACGATTTAGCCAATAGTGAAGCATTTCAGACTTTCATTCAGGGTGCTATTGAAGCAATGGCAACCCTTGCGAATATCCTTCTGAATGTGTTTGATTTGGCGGTGTCAATCGGTACTTTCATAGGTGATAACTGGTCAATCATTGCACCTATCGTATACGGCATTGTGGCAGCACTCACAGCATACATTGCTATTTCTGCAATCGTGGCAGCAATTAACGGTGTCATGGCAATAGCAGAAGGTGTCA